CAACCCCGACCCGCGCATCCCTGACTTCACGCTCAGCGAGACGATCGACGAGCACAAGAGCTACAACGTGATCAAGCTGGACAACGGCCAGTTCGCGCTGCAGCCCAACAACCGGTGCCGGTTCTTCGATCCGGCATTCAATCCGCAGGAGCTCAAGTTCCCCGACTTCAAGGTGGCCACGCGCAAGTACCGCGTGGAGCAGCACGCGAAGTGGAGGCTGGGCGATACCACAACGGTGACCTATGACGAGAGGGGCGAATGAAGTGGGAAGACGACGGGCTGGACGAACTGGGCCGGCTGGCAATCTCGACGGTGACGCTGGTCCTGGCGGCAATCACACTGCTGGTGCTCTGGCTGATGACCTAACGGTCCCCAAGCGCCTGGGGCGCAAGATGGGCGCGGACGACGTCGCCACCAGGTACCGCAAGTTCGTCAAGGTTCACGGCAGCGGCGTGCGCATCCTGCTGAAGGCCCACGAGAAGGCGATCCTGATGTACCTGTGCAAGCAGTGGGGGTTCAAGACCCAGAACGACGCCATCCGCGCCAGCATCGCCGCGGTGGCCGTGATGACACGCCAGGGCCTGCAGCGGCTGGACCTGGTAATCGACCCTGAGCGGGAGGATTGACCCTCGGGTATCACATTGGTATATTCGCCCCCGGGGTAGTGTCCCCAAAACAGCCGGCCTTGCGCCGGCTTTTTCGTTTCCTGAGCCCCGGCCGGCTGAGCCCGGCGATTCGTCTCCCGACGGGGGAGGCCGGTCGGGGTTCGCCCACTGGAGATCGGCATGCAGGCAAAGGGCATCGTCAATCGCGCGACGGCACAGGGCCTGTACGCGAACATCAACGCCAAGCGAGAGCGCATCGAGCAGGGCTCCGGCGAGCGCATGCGCAAGCCTGGCGACCCTGGTGCGCCGACCGCTCAGGCGTTCAAGGACTCGGCCAAGACAGCCAAGAGGTAAGCCATGGGCATCATCTACCGCGGCATGGAGTTCTCGGGCTACAACAGCCCCAAGCGCACGCCCGGGCACCCGAAGAAGAGCCACGCGGTGCTGGCCAAGTCTGGCGACAAGGTCAAGCTCATTCGCTTTGGCCAGCAGGGCGTGAGTGGATCTCCCGAGGGAACCAAGCGCAACAAGGCATTCAAGGCCAGGCACGCATCGAACATCGCCAAGGGGAAGATGTCGGCGGCGTACTGGGCGAACAAGGTGAAGTGGTGAATCAGCAAAAGCAGCGCAAGGTCATCATGCCTTCGGACGTCAAGAAGCTGACTCGCACGGCAGCGGACGCTGAGCGTGCGCAGCTCGTGAAGATGGCCGACGACATCTTCGACCGGTACGTCAACGGCGAATCGTTCGCCGCCATCGGCAAATCGCTGCCGTTCAAGATGCCTGGCTGGCGCATCCGCGCCATCCTGATGGAGTCACCCGAGACGGCCGATCGGTACGCCAACGCCAACATCCTGCGGGCGCATGCCCTGGTGGAGGCCGCGATCGACTACGGCCGCGAGGCTGCAGCCATCGGCGACGCTGCCGGCCTGCGCACGGCCATCGACGTCAATCTGAAGGTGGCCGGCAAGATGGCGCCACGCGACTACGGCGACACGTCCAAGCTCGAGCTCACCGGCCAGGGCGGCGGGCCCATCAAGCTCGTGGCGCTGACCGACGAGCAGCTCATGGAGATCGCATCGCGCGGTGCGCAGGAGGCCAAGGGTGGTTGATCCGTCGGCTGCCGCGGCTGAACTGCTGGCGCGCAAGAGGGCGCGAGAGTCCTTCTCGCACTACTGCGCCTACCGGCTGCCGGACGACATGCGCATGGCGCCTCACCACGTGCTGCTGACCGAGGCGCTGAACAAGGTGGAGCAGGGCGAGTGCGACCGCCTGCTGGTGATGATGCCGCCAGGCTCTGCCAAGTCGACCTACGGGTCGGTGTACTTCCCCGAGTACTTCGTCGGCCGCAACCCGCAGCTCTCAGTGATTGCTGCATCGCACACTGCCGAGCTGGCCGAGCGCTTCGGCCGCCGGGTGCGCAACGGCGTGGACGACGACTCATTCCGGGCTCTGTTCCCGCAGACCACGCTGGCCGCTGACAGCACGGCAGCCGGCCGCTGGGGCACCTGCCATGGCGGCGAGTACACCGCGGTGGGTGTCGGCGGATCCATCACCGGCCGACGCGGCGACCTGATCGTGGTCGACGACCCGGTGCGCAGCCGCGAGGACGCCGACAGCGAGCGGGTGCGCGAGAAGACCTGGGACTGGTGGACCAACGACCTGCTGACCCGCCTGAAGCCTCACGGCCGCATCGTGGTGATTATGACCAGGTGGCACGAGGACGACCTGGCAGGCCGCCTGCTGGAGCGCGAGCCCCAGCGATGGACAGTCATCAAGCTGCCGATGATCGCTGGCGAGAACGACCCCCTCGGGCGCGAGCCTGGCGAACGCCTGTGGACCGAGTGGTTCACTGAGGAGATGGTGCGCCAGGCCCAGCGCGACCCGCGGTCCTGGATCTCGCTGTACCAGCAGGAGCCGCGCCCGGTCGAGGGTGCCGAGTTTAAGCGCTCCTGGATCACCCGGTACAACTCTGCGCCCAAGAAGATGAACAAGGTGATCCTGGTGGATCCCGCGGGCGACCCGACGAAGAAGGCCGTCTCGAGCCGCAAGAAGAGCGACCGCACGGTCATGTGGGTTGTGGGCCTGGCTGCCGACGGCAACGCATTCCTGGTCGACGGCGTGATCGACCGGCTAAGCCTGACGCAGCGCGCCGAGAAGCTCTTCGAGCTGCACAAGAAGCACAAGCCCATGCAGGTGCGCTACGAGCGCTACGGCATGCAGGCTGACATCCCGCACATCCAGGCCGAGATGGAGCGCCGGCAGTACCGCTTCAAGATCACCGAGGTGGCCGGCGCGGTGGAGAAGAACGCCCGCATCCGGCGACTGATCCCCTGGTTCGAGGGCGGCCGCATGTGGCTGCCGCAGCAGCTCAACTACACCGACGTGCAGGGTGAGCATCACGAGCTCATCCAGGAGCTCATCGAGGTGGAGTACGCCACGTTCCCCGTCGGCCGATACGACGACGGCATGGACTGCCTGGCCCGCATTGACGAGCCGTCGCTGACCCTGCCGTGGCCTGACGAGCAGGATGAGTGGGAAGTGCCCGTTGGCCAGCAACTCGCCTGGCAGGCTCTGGACGACATCACAGCTTACTGAGGAAGACCATGGACCCGAAAGACCTGCCGCCAGACGTGGCGTACATGATCGGCGACGACATCCTGAGCAAGGAAGAGTTCGAGCGCCGGCAAAGCGTTGAGCTCGATCGGCTGCACGCGATGTTCTCGCAGATGCGCGACAAGTGGGTGCAGTGGCGCGCCACCAGCAGCGACCTCGAGCGCCGCTGGCGCAAGAACGCCCAGCTCTACTACGGCGAGCACACCAACAGCACCGGCGAGTTCGAGAACACGCTGCGCAACGGCCCGCCCGCGCGCAAGGTGTCCGACGGCAACCGCTCTCGAGTGGTGATCAACATCGTGCGCCCGAAGGTCGACCAGGCCGTGGCGCGCATGTGCGAGATCCTGTTCCCTGTGGACGACCGCAACTGGGGCATCCGGCCCACGCCGATGCCTGAGCTGGCCGACATGGTCAACAGCGACGCCGAGACAGTCGACCCCATGACAGGACAGCCCACAGGGTTTACCGCCGGCGAGGAGGCCGAGGCCATCATGGAGGCCGCCAAGGAGGCGGCTGAGGCCATGACGCGCTCGATCGACGACAGCCTGACCGAGTGCAAGTTCAACGGCGAGAGCCGCAAGATGCTCGAGGACTACGTGCGCCTGGGCACCGGGGTCCTGTACGGCCCGTTCCCTTCGCGCCAGACCAGCAAGGTCTGGCTGCCGCAGCCCGACGGCACGCAGTTGTTCCAGATCAACGAGTCGATCGTGCCGGCCACCCAGCGCCTGGACCCGTGGGATTGTTTCTTCGACCCGTCCAGCGGCAACGATCACCAGAACGGCCGCGGGTTCTTCTTCCGCCGCATGGTCAACCGCAAGCAACTGCGCCAGCTCGTGGGCCTGCCAGGCTACGACGAGGAGGCCATCCGCGAAGTGCTGCGAACTGAGCCGAGGCGCATCCGCGTGGCCGAGGGCCGCGTGGTGTACGACAAGATCAACGAAGACTCCTACGAGATGTGGACGTACCACGGCGAGCTCGAGCCCGAAGAGATGGAGTTGCTCTCCAGCCGCACGGGTGATCCGCTGACCGACGTCGACTTCGGCGTGCTGGTGATCGTCAACGACCGAGTCATCGGCGCGATGGAATCGTGGGTGGTGGACCGCACGCTGCCGGTGGACGTGGCCTGCTGGCGCAAGAGCGACGACAGCCCCTTCGGCTACGGCCTGCCCGACGAGCTCGAGCACCAGCAGCG